AGACAGATACAATCACTATACATCGAGAACGAAGACGGTGAGAGATTCAAGTATCCGTTGACTCATTTAGCAGGTGCGAGAGCGATGATGAGACACGTTGCAAATGGTGGAAGACCACATGACGAGTTTGGACAACATATAGTTTCAACTTCAGAAGACATAGCAAAATTAAATTCATTCTCAAGATACGTTACCAACAAAGATCAATTAAATGACAACGCAGGTGACATCATTGAGCAGACAAAATTAAAACTAGAGAACCTAAGAGGTTACATGAAGAACCTTTCTAACCAATCACACTACGAGAACGCAAGTAAAGATTTTAAAACATCAGAAGAGCAAATACTAGACGACGAAACTGTAAACAAATTGAGAGAGAAGTTCACTATGAAAAATCTAGACAACAGAGTTGAAGACGCACTACCACTTATAAACAGGATAATGAGTGAACTAGAAGCACCTAAAGAAGAAGAACAAGTGAACGAATTAGAGCCAGATGCAGAGCCTATTGATGCACCTGTACAAGCACCAGTAGATCACGGAGCAGTAGTACAGAGTTTCCTTAATGATCCGGACAGCAAATTAGTTTTAAGGAAAGACGATTCAGCAGACAAGATGTTGAAAGTAACAAAATTCACAAACAAGAACACTATGTTGAGTTCTATACTGTCAGACATCGCATCAAGACTGTTGACTAAAACAGGCGAGGAAGACAGAGTGGCAAACTTCGCTTCAAGAGTAGCAGATGAGATGGAACAAGAGAATTCAGCAACATTCAAACCAACACCTGACTACATCAAGAACAAGAAGATAGCAGTGCAGTTGGCGAAGAGATACATCGACGACTACAAGAAAATGCAATCAGAGCCAGGATACACTGACCAAGTAAGAATGGATCCAGCAGATTTCAATCCTAAGAAAGACCTTAAAGGCAAAGCAAAAGAAACAGAAGCGTTTGAATCATGGGTGGACGAGACTGTAAACGAGTATGCTAAAGAACCTCGAGACGATGAAGACAGAAAAGAAAAATTAAAAGCATTGCAAGACCTACAAGCAAATACAAAATTAAGAGACAAAGAATCACAAGATGCGATAATCAAGCGTAAACAAGAATTAATGAAAGAACCAGCGATGGCAGGCGAAGGCAATCAATTTGCACAGGCTGTACAGAAGGCCAAAGCGGCGGGCATGAAAGCAGGCGACAAGTTTAAAGTTGGTGACGACGAGTACACACTGAAGGATGCCATAGAGATGGCAGGATTACCACTTGAAGAATTCTTCTCAGAAGAAGAAATGGAAGTTCCAGAAGAAGCACAGGCGGAAGCAGAAGCGATCAACACGGAACTAGACAGAATCAAGACGCTGGCCAACCTAGCATAATAAAACCTCCATATTACCAATAATAACAGTAGACAACTGATAAATATAGTTGTATATTATGTACTATATGTCTAATATACACTTAGGCAAACTAAAACAAACATAGGCACAATAAAGGAGGCTTACATTATGGCATCATTGGCTGAAATAAGAGCGAAGTTAAAATCTCAAGAAGTGAATCGCTCCACTTCCAACACAGGCGGAGACAACGCCATCTACCCACACTGGAATATATCAGAAGGTTCTGAAGCAGTAGTTAGGTTCTTACCGGATAAGGATGAAACTAACACATTTTTCTGGACTGAAAGAAACATGATCAAATTACCTTTTGCAGGTATAAAAGGTCAGACTGATTCAAGACCAGTGACAGTGCAAGTACCGTGCATGGAAATGTATGGGAAAACTTGTCCAGTACTCACAGAGGTGAGACCGTGGTTTAAAGACAAGAGCATGGAAGACATGGGCAGAAAATACTGGAAGAAGAAAAGTTATATCTTCCAAGGTTTTGTCACAACGAATCCACTAGCAGAAGATTCAACACCAGAGAATCCAATCAGAAGATTTATAATTGGACCTCAGATCTTCAACATAATCAGAGGGGCACTTATGGATCCAGAAATGGAAGAAATGCCAACTGATTACTTGAAAGGTGTAGACTTTAGGATCACTAAGACTACTAAAGGTGGTTATGCTGATTACTCAACATCAAAATGGTCAAGAAGAGAAAGACCGTTGGACGAGGCAGAAAGAGCCGCGATCGACACACATGGGTTACATAACCTAGGTGACTTCAGACCAAAAGAACCATCAGAAGCAGAGGTTAAAATAATTGCAGAATTATTTGCTAAATCTGTGGAAGGTGAGGCTTATGATCTTGAACAGTATGGACAGTACTTCAGACCAGCAGGCGTGGCTTATCAAGGTAAACCACAGGTAGCAGTACCAACAGCATCGGCTCCAGCACAACCAGTGGCAGAAGCGGCACCAACAGCGGCACCTGTAACTGAAAGTGCACCAGCACCACAACCTGAAGCGGCTCCGGCAACGGCGGCTCCTGCAGGTGACAGTGCCAAAAGAGCAGAAGACATCTTGAAGTTGATTAGATCAAGACAAGCAAAATAATCTGACAATGTTATACGAGATCGACGGCAAACCCGCATTTCGTATCGACCTTTATGATCACACCGTCGCCCATAAATGGAAAAACTTAATTGAATCCATTTATGTTGGCGATGGTGAGGACATAGATCATATAAGATCGTTCTTTAGTCTACGTACACGTGATGAGATAAAGAACATTTTGCTTGATGCTGTTGCAAATATCAACAGTTTTCTAAAAAAGGATTTTATACAAATACCAAAAGAAATAAACTGGGACGATCAAAACTTATATAATACCTTGCACATAGCATTTGAAAAACTATCCGGAGATTTTGACAACCCAACTAAACTAATGAAGATTGCACCAATGAGAATTAAAGAAAATGTAAGAGATTTAAATTTCTGTGTACACGCATTAGAACACAATTCAAACAAAAAAATACTAGAACAGTTGCCCATACAATGGACCAAGAAAAGGGAAAAAATGCCACGGGTAAAATTGCTCGATAAGGAATACGACTTGATGCAGTTCCACGCAACAAAAAACGAAGTGTATTTGTCGTACAACGAATTGGGAAAAAGTTACATGGATCTTTACGATGATAAATTACCAAGTGACTACGAGGCAATGAAAAATAATCATTATATAGGTGCTGACATAATCATTGCACTTGCAGACAATGAAAGTATATTCAAACCAGATTTTATAGATTGGTGCAAAGACAATGACATCGATGCCCACGAAAAGAAAAACGGCATTGGTCTACTGCCTATTGGTAAAATAGAAGACATCGACATAGAACATTTGACAAAAGACAGTAAGGCAAATATAATAATAGAAAGGAACTAAAAAAATGACAAAAGTATTTGACGCAACAAAGTTTAGAAAAAGCATCACAAAGTCTATACAAGGTTTAGGTATAGGATTCAGTGATCCAACTGATTGGATATCAACAGGAAATTACGCATTGAACTATTTGATGACCAGTGATTTTAACAAGGGAATTCCGTTAGGCAAAGTAACTGTACTTGCAGGTGAATCAGGAGCAGGCAAAAGTTACATAGCATCAGGAAACATTATTAAAAATGCACAAGAGCAAGGCATCTTCGTTATACTGATTGACACAGAGAACGCATTAGATGAACAGTGGCTACAAGCATTGAAGGTGGACACATCAGAAGATAAACTTTTAAAATTAAGTATGTCAATGGTTGATGATGTAGCAAAAACTGTTTCAGAGTTCATGAAAGGTTATAAAGAGCAACACGCAGACAACAAAGAAGGTGCACCTAAGGTACTATTCGTTATAGACAGTTTGGGCATGATGCTTACACCAACAGACGTTAATCAGTTTGAAGCAGGTGACATGAAAGGTGACCTAGGTAGAAAACCCAAGGCATTAACTGCACTTGTAAGAAACTGTGTTAATATGTTTGGTAGTTGGAATGTAGGACTTATAGCAACCAATCACACATACGCATCACAAGATATGTTTGATCCAGATGACAAGATATCGGGTGGACAAGGATTTATCTATGCATCAAGTATTGTTGTTGCAATGAAGAAATTAAAACTTAAAGAGGATGAAAAAGGTAACAAAGTTACAGATGTAAGAGGTATCAGAGCCGCTTGTAAAGTTATGAAAACAAGATATGCTAAACCTTTCGAAGGTGTACAAGTAAAAATTCCTTACGATACTGGTATGGATCCATACAGTGGACTTGTAGACTTGTTTGAGAAAAAAGGACTATTAGTACAAACAGGAAACAGACTGAAGTACATCGATAAAGCAGGTAAAGAACACATAGACTTCAGAAAAGCATGGACTGGTGATAAATTAGATATGATAATGGCAGAGTTCAAAGAAGAAGCACCCGCTGAAATGGAAGATACCGATGCCCCTATCGAAGTAGAAACAAAGAAAACTAAAAAATAAAAATAATGATAGACTTTGATCACGCCGATATTGAAAGATTATGGAACTCTATCGTGCATTATGTTCCTGAAAGACAGAAACTAGACTGTGCTATTGACTTTATTAAAAGTTTAGAAGACATAGGTGTAGAGCATGACGTACTAAAAGGATCTGCAGAGCTCGATCCTAAACTAGAGGAAGCCGTTAATACTGTGTTCGAGGACGATGACTCCGATGACATGGGATACGGCGATGCTGATGAATGATAAACTGGTACAACGAAGTAAGCAGAAATTTAGATAAAATCCCAGACTGTGTTGCGTACTTTGACAAAGAGTTGTTAGAGGCTAAAAAACAATGCAAGATATACGGCAACCTAGAACGTGCCAGTGCCGCATTGCCGGGTATAGTGGAAGAAAGATTCAGTCAATTGCAACAACTAGAAGCAATTTTAGAATATTTGAATATTGAATTAAGAAGACTAAGATCGAAAACTTTTAGGAAATATCTAGAAAATTATAACAGAGCATTATCAAGCAGAGATGCTGAAAAATATGTCGACGGCGAGGACGATGTTGTAGACATGGATAAAATTATAAATGACTTTGCGTTAATAAGAAATCAATGGTTAGGCATCACCAAAGGTTTAGATCAAAAACAATGGCAGATAACAAACATTGTTAAATTGAGAGTAGCAGGAATGGAAGATGCCGACATCAAATAGAATAATTCTCACAGACGTAGACGGTGTCCTTTTAGAATGGGAACATCACTTCACCAAATGGATGTTACAGAAAACATTGTTTGATGACCGGG